GCCTGCTTTATGTTGATGGCCAGCTTGTACGTGCGTTGACCCGCGGTGACGGCGTCGAAGGCCAAGACGTTACAGACAAGTTCTTGGCTACTAACATGGTGCCTCACCAGATTGATGTGCAGCAGCCGGTACAAATCACTGGCGAGATTGTGGCCCCAATCAACATTGAGAACGCTCGCAACTACGCAGCCGGTGCACTAAACCTTAAAAGTGTTGATGAATTCAAGCAGCGTGCACTTAGCTTCTTTGCCTACGGCGTTCAGCCTAACCTGCATGACACGTTTGATCGTGACATGCAAGCCCTTAGCCGAGCTGGTTTTGGAGTAATCAATGAGCCAAATCTTGATAAAATCTTTCCCTGTGATGGTGTTGTTTTCCGAGTCAACAACAACAAGTTGTTTGCAGAGCTGGGCTACACCTCGAAACATCCTCGTGGTGCCTATGCCAAAAAAGAGCGAGCCGCCCATGTGGAAACAAAGCTACTCAATGTTGAGTGGCAAGTAGGCAAGAGTGGTAAGGTTACCCCAGTCGCTATCCTAGAGCCTGTGTATATTGGCGATGCGTTAGTTTCTCGCGCTACCCTAAACAACCCAGGCTTTATTGAAATGCTAGACCTGCGGATTGGTGATACTGTGGCAGTTATCAGAGCCGGCGAGATCATTCCTTGCATTACTCACAAAGTCGACGCTTAAGCATCAAAATTTTTGACTTGTCAACGTACCCCAAATACAGTATAATACATATATAAATTGATAAAGCAACCATGAAGATCGAAATCCCAACTACTTGCCCCTGCTGTGCGTACCCTCTTGAACTGGTCAACGATCAGCTCTTTTGCCGCAACACAGCTTGCGGTGCTCAGCTAGGCAAAAAGCTAGAGCACTTTTGCAAGACCCTGGGTATCAAGGGCATGGGTGCTAAAACAATCGAGAAACTAGGACTGGCTGACATTACTGAGCTGTTTTATCTGGATCGTGATACCGTTGTAGAACAGCTGACCAGTGCCAAAGTAGCCGACAAACTACTGCTAGAAATCAATCAGGCTCGCGGCGCTGACTTGGCAACTGTCTTGGCTAGTTTTAGTATTCCACTGTTTGGCAACACAGCCGCTACAAAGCTGTGCAGTGTTGTCCAGCACATTGACGAAATCACTTACGAGACTTGTAAACAAGCAGGGCTTGGCGATAAAGTAACCGATAATTTACTCAACTGGCTAAGCACTGATTTTCAAGAAATGAGAGAGTTCCTACCGTTCTCATTTCAAAGCAATCAAAACACTGTGGTCGCTGACCCTAATCAGAAAACGGTTTGCATCACAGGTAAATTGAGTTCTTATAAAACCAAGGCAGAAGCACACAAGGCACTGCAATTGGCTGGTTTCAAACCAGTCGAATCTGTTACTAAAGCTACTGATTACTTGGTTGATGAAGATAACAAAGGTAGTACCAAAAGACAAAAAGCCGATCAACTCGGAATCCAAATTATCACAAACCTAAATACTTTCTTGAAAGAAATTAAAAATGACTGAAAAAGCTACTAAGAAATGGTCTGACGAAGCTGTTGACCAACTGATGAGCATCGTTGGTAACGAAAGCCCCGTTAGCGTTGACGCTGTTGAGCGTGCCGCTGAAGCCCTTGGTTTCACTACTCGTAGTATCGCCAGCAAGCTGCGTCAACTAGACCGTGAAGTTGCTAGTCTAGCCAAGGAAAAGACCAGCAAGTTCAGCGAAGACGAAACCGCTGACCTGGCCGAATTTGTTATGGCCAACGCTGGTAATCTTACCTATGCACAAATCGCCGAAAATTTTGCTGACGGCAAGTTCACCGCCAAGCAAATCCAGGGTAAGCTGCTTGCTCTTGAACTGACTGGTATGGTTAAGCCTGCCGAGAAGGTTGAAGTTGCTCGTACTTACACCGAAGCCGAAGAAGCCAAGTTTATTGCAATGGCCGACAACGGTGCTTTTATCGAAGACATTGCTCAAGCCCTGAACAAGACTGTTCAGAGCGTTCGTGGTAAGGCTCTTAGCCTGACTCGCAAGGGTCAAATCGCTAAGATTCCTGCACAGCGCGAATCTCATGCCAAGGAAACTGTTGATCCAGTTACCGCACTTGGCGACAAGATCGCTTCTATGACTGTTGCAGAAATCGCCGCCGCTGTGGACAAGACTGAGCGTGGTCTGCGTACCCTGCTTACCCGCCGTGGTATCAAGGTTGCCGACTATGACGGCGCTGCCAAGAAAGCCAAGGCAGAAGCCAAAGCTGCTGCCTAAGCAGTAAGTACCGTTCTAGGCTGGGAGAAATAAAAAGCTCCCAGCCTTTTTGCTTTAGGGTCGTTGGAAATGAAAGTCACAATTACATACCACGACAACGAAAGCTTCACTGTAGAAGAAGTTGTCAAACAAGCCGTACATAACTACGGCAAAGCTGTTCAAGTAGATATTACACCAGAATCCACAATGGCGTACGATCACATTTACTTTGGCTTGCAGCAGCTTATTACTCATGAACAGCTTAGCTTGCTTTTTGATAAAGGTTCAGCCTATCAACAAGACATTAAAAAGCTACGCGAACAAGTTTTATACAAAGTAACAGAAATTATTGACCAAGTTATCATTGATAATGAATCGAAAGTAGGGTAATCCTTGGATACATCAGCAGTAGTCTTAAATAAACTACTAACTGAGCGAAACCTAGACATCTGGGCCAAGCTAAAGTTAGTATTCCTAGACCCTGCGTACTCTTCCCTTTACAGCGCGATTAACAAGTATTACGAAAAATACAGTGCTGTACCGTCGTTTGATGAACTCGAACTAACCTTAAGGGAGGGTCCAGCGTCTAAGACGTTAGCAACTCTCCGGTTAACCGAGGTTCCTGACGTTTCCGCCGAAGTTGCACTGGATGCACTAATTGACCAGTATACACAGAACGAAACGGTAAAACTATTAGATAAATTTGTAGACAAGCTACCGCTTTACGATACTAACGAAATCAAAGAAAACTTATCAACAATCGCACTAACTATTGAAGAAAAGACTCATACCAGCGAGAAGGTATTTACCATGGCTGATATGATGATGTTCCAGCATCCCGATGATGTGGAGAAAGAACGTGTTTATCTGGGCCTTAACAATACTTTTGACGCTGTTCTTGGTGGTGTTGCCCGTCAAGAACTCATCCTCATTGGGGGTAAGCGGGGTTCTGGTAAATCTATTACTTCTAGCAATATTTTCGTTAATCAATACGAGTCTGGTAACTCTAGTATTTACTTTAGTATTGAAATGACTGCGATTGAGACTATGCAACGTAACTTGGCTATTTTAGCTAATGTTAATTTGCAGAATCTTAAACAAAACAAACTAACTGATGACGAAATATTGCGAGTAGTCAAGGCGCGTGCTGGAATGTTCCAGGACTCAGACCAGACTGTTATCGACTTTTTGCGTCATCGTGATCGCTACAAGTTTGAAGAAACCCTTGTACGCCATCACCAGCTAAAACCAGATAATCAAATGATTATTGTTGACGACCGTGACCTTACCCTAAGCAGCATCGACTTGCACATTGGCAAAGCCAAGGCAAAGTTTGGCGATAAGCTAAAAGTTGTGGTAGTTGACTACGTAAACCAAATTGTACTAGAAGGCGCTGACCAATATGATTGGAAACCGCAGATTGAAGTCTCGAAGAAACTTAAGAATTTGGCCCGCAAGTACGAAGTGGTCATGGTATCGCCATACCAAATTGATAAAGACGGCGAAGCTCGTTTCGCAAAGGGTATCCTTGACGCAGCCGACATTGCCCTTGTTATGGAAGCCCATGATAAGGAAAGCAATGCCGTCAGCTTCGAGACGACGAAGATTCGCGGCGGTAAGGAAATGGCATTCACTTGCCCTATTGATTGGGATACCTTACGCATCAGCCCACAGTCTGTGGATAAACCATCCTCTAAAGAGAACGTTAAGCGATCTAGCAAAAAAGAAGCACAACAAGCCGAACTAAAGCAAGACGATAGTGCGGCGGACTTACCACCTTGGTGATATATGTTACCCTATCAGAAAAAACGACTAAAAGCACTTGGCGAAATAGAAGATCTAGTTACATTGGCACTAGCCAAAATGAACAGATACCCAGGCATGTACCTGGGTGATTTGCGTGATGTTCGAGATATTATCAAGATTAAGCTAAAGCTGGAACAAGTGCAACGTAGAATTGTTAATGGTAGAAAGTGGAGCGAAAGAAATGAGCGATCCGGTATTAGACTTACTGCAAAAGAACCAGTTATCATACACAGTATCGGGCCGTGACTACCTAATCAAATGCCTTAATCCTGAACACGAGGATTCAAATCCCAGTTTTCGCGTAGACAAGGTATCTGGCGTTGCTCATTGCTTTGCGTGTGGTTTTAAGACCAATGTTTTTAAGTTTTTTGGTGTTTTTACCAATCCAGTGCCAATTAAAATTGCTGCACTAAAAGAAAAGCTAAACGATCTTAAAACTGCTAACTTAGGACTTGAGCTTCCCGCTGGACATACGCCGTGGACTAAACAGTTTCGCGGGATTAGTCCTGCAACGCTAAAGCATTTTGGTGCTTTTTACACTAATGCAGTAGAAAAACTGCAAGATCGCATAGTGTTTCCCATTCAAGACATTCGCCAAAAAACTGTGGTATTTGTTGCCCGACATACACTATCACAAGGTAATCCACGATACGTAAACTATCCTAGTGGTGTTAAGATTCCGGTATTTCCGGCGCACCTGCCTAGCGGTTACAGTTCTATGGTTATTGTTGAAGGCATATTTGATATGCTTAACCTTTACGATAAAGGACTAGAAAATGTTGTCTGCGCGTTCGGCACAAATACCCTTCAAAATGAAACGAAGCAAAAGCTCCTTCCTTTTAAGGCTCAAGGCATTACGCACGTATACCTACTATTTGATGGTGATGAAGCGGGTCGTAAAGCAGCCCAGACCCTTAAACCGGTTATTGAACAAGAAGGTTTCATTGTAGAAATCATTAATTTGCCTGACGATACCGATCCAGGTGAATTAGACGAAGAAGATGTACGCGGATTGGCCGAGTACGTCACAAAATAGCCTAAATACGCTATAAGAAAGTATTATGACAAAAATTGCACTAATTGACAAAGCACCCAACCGCACTCGTTACAGTGATTATTTTCAGTTTGAATTTGATCACTACCATATGAGTAGCAAGCCTATCACAAAACTACTGAAAAAAGACGTAGATTTGGAAGTAGACTTGGAGCCGTATGACTACGTGATTCTTGTGGGTGCTGAAGCAGCTAAAGAATACGCTAAAATCACTAGCGTTACTAACTATGCCGGACAACTGGTAAATGATAAGTTTATTCCTATTAGTAACCCTGCTATGCTGGCTTTTAAGCCGGAGGGTAAGCCTGACTTCCAGCGAGCCTGCGACAAAATCCACAAATACATCGCAGGAACGCTTAAGCCCACTACAGCGGGCGATTATAAAGGCATTGACGACACCAACGAAGCAAAGCGGTTCTTCCGAGAAGTCCTAGAAAACGCTCAAGGCTGGGTTGCACTAGACACGGAAACCACAGCACTGTATCCGCGCGACGGTTATGTGCTAGGCTTGTCTATGAGTTACAAGTCTAAGCACGGCAGGTATATCCTAACCGACTGCCTAGACGATGTTTGCCTGGACTTGCTTCGCAAAATCATCAAGGAATACTCGATTGTATTCCACAACATGAAGTTTGACTACAAGATGATTAACTATCACTTGGGCCTAGACTTTGATCGCAGTCGTGTACATGACACTATGGTCATGCACTACGTGTTGGATGAAGCAGATTCTCACGGCTTAAAGCAACTTGCACTTAAGTATACAGACTACGGCGACTACGACAGCGAGCTTGATGATTTCAAGAAAGAATACTGTGCTAAAAACGGTATTTTGCAAGATGACTTTACCTATGACCTTATTCCGTTCGATGTTATTAGTCGTTACGCTGCTATTGATACAGCCGTTACATACGACCTTTTCCAGAAGTTTTGGCCTATTGTCCAGAAAAACGACAAACTCCGATACGTCTACGAACAAATCCTGATTCCTGGTACACTGTTCCTTATGGACATGGAAGAAGTTGGCATTCCTATTAGCCGTGAGCGTATGGAAGCTGCCAACCTTTACCTTGACCACGAAGTTCAGCGTGCTAAAGAAGCTATTTATGGTTTCGAGGCAATCAAGCAGTTTGAGAAAAACGAAGGCAAAATCTTTAATCCTAACAGCGTGATGCAACTACGCACTGTGTTGTTTGATTACTTGGGCTTGACTCCCACTGGCAAGAAAACGGCAACTGGTGCAATTTCAACTGACGCTGAAGTGCTGGAACAGTTGTCAGAAGAACACCCGCTTCCAGCTGCAATCTTAAAGGTGCGACAGCTTGGCAAGATTCAGAACACTTACATTCAAAAGATTCTACCGGAGCTTGATAGAGATAGTAGAATCCGTACCAATTTTAATCTTACTTTCACCACTAGCGGTCGCCTTAGTAGTTCTGGCAAGTTTAATGCTCAGCAAATACCTCGCGACGACCCTATTATCAAAGGTTGCATCAAAGCTCCAGCAGGTTACAAGATTGTTTCGCAAGACTTGACAACAGCTGAAATGTATTATGCTGCTGTGTTGTCGGGCGACAAGAACTTGCAGCAAGTTTTTAGTAGTGGCGGTGACTTCCACTCAACGATTGCTAAAATGGTGTTTAACCTGCCGTGTCCTGTTGAGGAAGTTAAGGACAAATACAAGAGTATGCGACAGTCTGCAAAGGCTATTTCATTCGGTATTTTGTACGGCAGTGGTGCTAATAAGGTTTCGCAAACCGTGTCTAAGGCAACTGGTGAGGAATACCCGGTTGAGCAGGCACGTGATGATATTAAACAATACTTTAGCAAGTTTAACAAGCTAAAGCAATGGCTGGATAACAGAAAGGACTTCATTGAAGCAAACGGATACACTTATTCCTTCTTTGGTAGAAAGCGTCGCTTACCAAACGTATTTAGCTCAGACAAAGGCATTGCAGCTCATGAGGTTCGCTCAGGAATCAACGCCGAAGTTCAATCGCTTGCGTCAGACGTTAACCTCCTTGGTGCTATCCGAACTGCAAATGAACTCAAAGAACGCGGCCTAGACGCTAAAATCTTCATGCTAGTGCATGACTCGATTGTTGCACTAGTGCGCGAAGATCAAGTTGATGAATATTGTGAAATCCTAAAGCGCAACACTCAGTATGACTGGGGTTGCAGTATTCCTGGATTCCCAATCGGCGTTGACCAAGAAGTTGGAGATGACTACAGTTTTGGAAAATGGGACGAATTCTACACTGTTACGGGAACTGGTTTGGCCCGTGTACAGAATAGCTGAAAAACCGCCACAACAACGTGATGGTGTGGTGTTCTTTAGCAGCGAATACGTTGACGAACTAGAACAAAGTAGTTATTCACTAAAAATAGTAGACGATAAAAACCTGCCTGGCTCTACGCTAGGCAGGCGGCGTCTTCAACTGCGGGAAACCGAGCAAGTACGGTTACACCCACTACGCACGGCTATTTACTTACTAGCTGATTTAATTAAACTTGCAAAGGCCAGCACTTGGTTTATCGACAGTAGCGGGCGTGTTTTCCAGTACAAAAAACACACGCGCGCCAAACTGACAACAAAGAAGATTAAACAAGTGTTACCTGCGCAGGGTATAGGGTGTGTGTTGGAAATTGAGGGTCTAGCACAGCGCTTTAAAGTGATGATACGACCCAAAACTGAACAGTATGCAGTAGTCTTACAACTAGGGCTTGTGCACATACTATACGGTTTAAGTGACACACCACGACCACCAAGCTGGAGGCTAGTGTAATGGCAAAAGCAATTTTATCAAACCGCATATACATGGACGATCCAGGTAAAGAGCATGTAAAAAAGATCATGCAAGAACTTACCTACAAGATCAAAAAAGACACTGGTAACAAGCACTTCCAGGCTATTGAGACTATTCGTAACTACAAGCTCTTACCTAAAGGTGTAATTAGCATACCGCAGGGCCGGCAAGACTTGATTCCTGAAGGTTACGAAATCATCGACAAGCGAGTGCTCTACCCAGTGCCGTTTCCAGACCCTAAGATCAGCCTACGCGACGATCAGCTGGAAGTGTGGCAGGGTGCAGACGATACTTGCTTTGTAAATGCACTACCAGGCTGGGGCAAGACATTTACTGCACTACACATAGCACACAAGTGGGCACAGCGTACGCTGGTAATCACACACACTGCCGCACTACGCGATCAATGGTGTGAAGAAATAGAGCAGCTATTTGGTATTCGTCCAGGTGTGATAGGTGGCGGAGTCTACGACATAGAAGATCATGCTATTGTTGTAGGCAATATTCAAAGTGTGGTAAAGTACCTAACCGAACTAAGCAAAGAGTTTGGCACGGTTATCCTAGACGAAGCACACCACTGTCCTGCTACTACATTCTCACAAACTGTAGACAGCTTTGGTGCACGCTACCGTCTAGCACTGTCCGGAACAATGCAGCGCAAAGACAAAAAGCACGTGTTGTTTCCAGACTACTTTGGCACTAAAATATTTAAGCCAGCACTAGCTAATACAATGGCTCCTAAGATTCAGGTAATACAAAGTGGTATTACACTAAAGCCAGGAGCTACATGGGTGGAAAAGATCAATGATCTAACCGAACGCCCTAACTATCAGCGCTTTGTTGCTGAACTAACACAACTTGAAATTGCAAATGGTCACAGCGTCTTAGTAGTCGCTGACCGAGTAGAATTTTTACAGAAAGTTAAAGAATATGTTGGAGAAACCTGTTTGCTGGTTACTGGCGAAACCTCCTTTGAGGACCGGCAACGTGTTAAGGAACAAATCCTTAGTGGAGAAAAGCAAGCAATTGCAGGTTCCAGGCAAATCTTCTCAGAAGGCATTTCTATTAACAGGTTATCGTGCCTAATACTGGCAGTACCAATGAGTAACGATTCACTACTAGAACAGCTTGTGGGTCGAATAATGCGACAGTTTCCGGGTAAACCAGAACCTGTTGTAGTTGACATAAACTTTGCCGGCTATGCCGACAAAAAACAAAATAACGACAGGCTAGGCTTATACCTACGCAAAGGCTGGCAAGTAACCACCATTTAGAAAAATTAACTTGTCACACCCTGTCAAAAGTGATATAATAACTGCATGTTGTTCAAAAATGACCCTTTTCTTTGACATTCACCGTTTAGAACGCGAAACTAGCTGTGACCCAGTGAAATTGGTTGAACAACTTCGCTTGCATTATGCCAAAAAGCTAATACCAAAAAACCACACCCAAGGCATTAAGCCTATTAAGAATTTATTTGGCAACAGCTTTTTGGTTAATCCCAGCGATCTCTTTGACGACAAGACAACAGACGTAATCTTTAAGTCACAATACATTCAGTTAGCGGGTAGACGTGATTACGGTAGTTACAAATACTACGGTACTAAATACCTGGATCTCAGCTACTTTGCTGATCTGGACACAGAAAAGATAAAACATAATCCGCTGCTAACAATAACACAAAACAAAATTTACTTCAAATACGAGGAAAACACAAATGGCACTCAGCTTTAAAAATACCAAAGGTAAAGCACAATCTAACAAAGTCGAAGCTTACGAATACAAAGACGGCGAAAACAGTGTTCGTCTTGTTGGTGGCGTCTTGCCACGTTACATCTACTGGCTAAAGGGTTCTAACAACAAGGATATTCCTGTTGAGTGCCTGGCTTTTAGCCGTGATAAAGAAAAGTTCGACAACCTTGAAGTTGACCACGTTCCCGAGTTCTTTCCAGAAGCCAAGTGCAGCTGGAGCTACACCGTTAACTGCCTTGACCCTAAAGATGGCAAAGTCAAAGCACTTAACCTGAAAAAGAAACTGTTTGAGCAAATCGTAACCGCTGCTGAGGATCTAGGCGATCCTACTGATTATGACACTGGTTGGGATGTTGTGTTCAAGCGGGTAAAGACCGGGCCGCTAGCGTTTAACGTTGAATATCAGCTGCAAGTTCTGCGTTGCAAGCCACGTGCGCTTAGCGAAGCCGAACGTGCACTAGCCGACAGTGCAAAGAGCATTGACGAGAAGTATCCTCGTCCTACGCCCGACGAAGTTCGTGCACTCTTGGAAAAGATCACAAGCAACACTGAAGACGAAGGTGACGCCACCGACGCTGAACGTGAAGCTGTAAAAGACCTAGGTTAATTACATAGCCCGCAATCCTAAAAAGCTTGCGGGCTATTTTGTCTGTAACATAATGAAAATACTATTTACTGCTGACGTACATATCAAGCTAGGTCAGAAAAACGTACCAGTTGAGTGGTCTAAGAATAGGTTTGGGCTGTTCCTGAAGCAATTTGCAGAAATGCAAAAACAAGCTGATATAGTTATAGTGGGCGGTGACGTTTTTGACAGACTGCCTACAATGGACGAAGTTGAACTTTACTTTGACTTTGTACTAAGTTTCACAAAACCTACCATAATCTATCCTGGCAATCACGAAATGCTTAAAAAGGACACAACCTTCTTAAGCAATCTTAAAAAAGCCACGCATAACTTAAACCCACTTGTTACTGTATGTGATCAAATTCGCAGTGACTTGTTAGGTGGTGATGTGGACATTATTCCGTATACGCACCTTAAGCAGTGGGCTGAAAATTACCAAGACTATGACTTTAGTGGCCGTATCTTGTGCACGCATGTACGCGGCGAGATTCCTCCACACGTTAAGCCAGAAGTTAACCTAGACTTATTTAATCGCTGGCAGGTAGTGTTAGCCGGAGATTTGCACAGCTATGATAACTGCCAACGTAACATTCTTTATCCTGGTAGTCCTTATACTACTAGTTTTCACAGACATAGTGTGGATACTGGTGCTATTTTACTTGATGTGGGCACTCTTGAACACCAGTGGCTAAAGTTTGACTTGCCACAGCTTATTAAACGTACTATTCAAGCAGGTGAAACACCCACACCTACTGATTGGGATCACACAATCTATGAAGTTGAGGGTGATATGCAAGAACTTGGACTACTAGAGGACAGTGAGCTAGTAGCCAGCAAAGTAATTAAACGAGACACTGATAGTGCACTTATCCTAGACCCTGAAATGTCGCTAACCGAGGAAGTGCGTGAATATTTAACTTATATCCTAGAGCTGCCTGAAGATACAGTAGCAGACGTGTTAAAGGAACTACAAAATCATGCCGAAAAGTTTGACACACATTAAAGCCGAAGTATGGTCTCAACCAAACTGCCCTGCTTGCACACAGTCTAAGCGACTGCTAGATGCATACCACATTCAGTACGCTGAGTGCATGATAGGCATTAACGGCTATACCAAAAAAGACTTGATTGACAAAGTTCCCACTGCACGTAGTGTACCGCAAATCTTTTTAAACGGCGAGTATATTGGTGGGCTAAACGAATTAAAAGCAAAGCTACAGGAATATGATAACAATTAAACAACTGCAGTGGAGTAACGCATTTAGCTACGGCAAGGACAATCGGATTGACTTTGTTGCTGCTCCACTAACACAGCTTGTTGGTAAAAACGGTCACGGTAAAAGCTCTATTGCACTTATCCTAGAAGAAGCGCTGTTTAATAAAAACAGCAAGGGCATTAAAAAAGCAGATATCTTAAACAGGTATATCAAAGAAAAGCAGTATACGATTCGTGTAGTGTTTGATCGTGATGGTGTGGAGTATGTAGTAGAAACGCAACGTGGTACTACTCAAACTGTTAAACTGTTTAAAAGTGGAGTAGACATTAGTGCTCACACAGCCACACAAACCTACAAAATTATTGAAGAAGTACTAGGCTTTGACCACAAAACATTTGCACAAATTGTTTATCAAAGCAATGCGTCAAGCCTAGAGTTTTTAACTGCTGCTGACACGGCCCGTAAAAAGTTTCTTATTGAAATCTTAAACTTAGGCAAGTATACACGTGCCCAAGAAGTTTTCAAGGAAGTAGCCACAGAACTTGGTAAAGACATTGCTAGTACACAAAGCAAGGTAAACACAGTTAAAGCTTGGCTGGATAAGTATGAAGGCACTGACCTAGACCCTAAACCGCTGCAAGAACTGCCGCAACTAGACGACAGTTTAGTACAGAAGTCTGGTGAGCTGCAACAAACACTGCAAAATATCGAGCAAACCAACAAAAAGATTTCGCAGAACAATACTTACAAGCAGCTGCAGTCTGGTATTAAGCTCTTGCCACTGCCCAATAAGCCGCTAGAAGATGCTAGCTTAACCAGCAGGTCAGCGCAAGCAAACAAGCTGGCTATTGAAGCTAAAAAAGGCATGGAAGATTCGCGTGCTTTTGTTAAAAAGATTAACGGCTTGTCTGGCACGTGTCCTACTTGTTTGCAACCTATTGACCAGCACAAACTAGAAGATTTAGTAGCAGAGCAGCAAGTGCTGCAGCAAGAGCTATCTGCAAAGTACGCTGAAGCTGCGGGTACACTAGACGAGTTAAACCGTCAAGCTAAGGTATACCAAGCTGAGCTACAGTTGTGGCAGCAGTCGCAACGTGACCATGAAAACTGGGAAAAATATCACCAGCTTATTAACGCTGAACTTCCTGAACAGCAGCTAGACAAGCAACAATTGCAAGCGGAGCTTGCCAGCTTGCAGAGCAGTATTCAGACAGTACGCGATAAGATTACTGCTGCAGAAGCACATAATGCAAAAGCTACTGCCCACAATTCTAAAGTAGAGTTAATTAGCAAGCAGTTGCTGGAAATGCGTGAAGAACTGGAAACTTATGCTGAGCAGCTACACCAGCTAAACAATCGCATGAGCATTATGTCTGTGCTTAACAAAACGTTTAGCACAACAGGTTTAGTAGCTTACAAGATTGAGTGCTTGGTCAAAGACTTAGAAGAAGTCACTAATCAGTACTTGGTAGACTTAAGCGACGGCAGATTCCAGATTAGCTTCAAGATCAGCGCTAGTGATAAACTTAACGTTGTTATTACTGATAACGGTCGCGATATTGAAATGGCGGCACTAAGTGGCGGTGAACGTGCTCGTGTAAACGTAGCTACACTGCTAGGTATCCGCAAGCTAATGCAAACACTGAGCTCGTCTAGAATCAACTTGTTGATCTTGGACGAAACAGTAGAAACGCTTGACGTAGAAGGTAAAGAGCGATTAGTAGAAGTGCTACTACGTGAAGAACATCTTAACACCTTCTTAGTCTCACACGGCTTTACACACCCACTACTAGAAAAAGTAAATGTGGTAAAGCGTAACAATGTTTCTCAAATAGAGGCATGATATGAATAAAGTAGAAAAGTTGCTAAACGGCGGTAAGGGCTACGCTATAAAAGAAGAAACAAAAGTTTTGCTTCTTCCTGGACTACTATTGGACGACTCGCAATACCAGACTGCAGTTGTTGAATCTGGTAGTGTAATGTTTAGTACTAGCGCAGGTACATTAGAAACAAAACATGCTCCTATTCCGGAAGCACAACCACAAGAGACACCTAAGCCTGCTATAGTGTTTCCAAAGCGTAACAAGTAATGGTAGACAGCCGAGCAAAAGGTGCTAGAACAGAAACCCAAATCCGGGACGTGCTCCGCACATACACTAAATTGCAGTGGGAGCGCGTACCTGGTAGTGGTGCTCTTGACGAAAAACACGGATTAAAAGGTGACTTATACGTACCTAACGCTAACAACCTGTATTGTGTTGAAGCAAAAGGCTACGCTGACGACCACCTTACTAGTGCCATATTAACCAGCAAAGACCCTCAACTGTTACAGTTTTGGAAGCAAGCCGTTCGTCAAGGCCAGCAAGTAAAGAAACGACCGCTACTCGCATTTAAGTTTGATCGCAGTAAAATTTTTGTAGCCTTTGAAGATATGCCAAGCACCACCGAATACCGCTGGATGTTTGTATGTGCAGAAACACGCGAGTTTTATGTAGCGCAACTAGAGCAGTGGCTACAACACGAACAACCAAAATTTATAGCTTGATTATCTGGGTTGAAAAGTGTATAATAACATATTAAACCCTATCATACCATGAGTAAAACATTTAATCAAGTCACCACACAAACCAATACGCTGATGATTGTAGACGCACTTAACCTGGCGTTTCGCTACAAACACAGCGGTGCAACTGACTTTGCTGAAGATTACCTGCGTACAGTAGACAGTCTACGTCGCAGCTATAAGGCCAGCAAGGTAATCATTGCTTGTGACCAAGGCAGTAGTAGCTATCGTAAAAGCATTTACCCTGATTACAAGCAAAATCGTAAAGACAAGTTTGACGAGCAGACTGAAGCTGAAAAAGCTGCTTTTGAGTTGTTCTTTGAAGAATTTCAAAAGACTATTCAGTATATCCAAGAAAACAGCAGCTATCCAGTGCTTAAGTTTCAAGGCGTAGAAGCCGACGACATTGCTGCGTATATCGTCTCACAACGTGAGAAGTATCCAGTCGGCGATGTTTGGCTGATCTCCAGCGACCGTGACTGGGACTTGCTTGTGCAGCCTGGAGTTAGTCGTTTCAGTTATGTAACTCGCAAAGAAGTTACCATTGACAACTGGGATACACACTATGAGTGGTTGCCAGAAGATTATATTTCGATTAAGTGTCTTACTGGTGACACTGGGGATAATGTTCCTGGTGTGCCTGGTGTTGGGCCTAAGCGTGCTGCCAGTCTTGTTGCTGAGTACGGTAGCACTTGGGATATTATTGCTAATATTCCTCTTAGTGGGCGCTATAAATACATTGAAGCACTGAATCAACACAAAGATCAGCTGCAGCTAAATTATCAGCTAATGGACTTGGTTACACACTGTCAAGAAGCCATTGGCGACGCAAATCTCCAAGAAATCAACAACACACTACAACTATACCTTGTATGAGCAACCAATTTACAATAACTAACTCTAACAGTTATTACATTCGTGATAGCAATCTGCTACCACAACTACAGTGCCTAGCACAAAGTCCAGAGTTTCTACCACAGCGTGCAAATCCCACAGATGCTGGTGCAGACTTGCGGTCCGCTCAAACCGTGGAAATTTATCCCGGCGAGCAGAAGCTGGTAGACTGTGGTGTAGCAGTTAAAATCCCTAAAAACTACGCAGGCTTTGTATTTAATCGTAGTTCTCAAGGCAAACGCGGTATCACTATTCCACACAGTGTTGGTGTAATTGACAGTGACTATCGCGGCAACATTAAAGTGATTCTTCGTAATTTAAGTGAAGATCCTTACAAAATTGAAGTTGGTGACCGAATTGCACAGCTGGTAATCATGCCAATATTGCTGTGCAACTTTGTGGACACCTGGAATGACACGGCACGCGGTACTGGCGGCTTTGGAAGCACTGGCACATGAAACAAGTAGCTATTATTTGGGCAATAACCCTATCAGTTGTATTTATAGTAGTAGCAGTTGCCAGCTACAACCGTGCTGAGGACCGTAAAGCATATTATGCTTGTTTGGCTCTAAGTGAAAAACTAGCCGAACAACAAAAACAACCCAATGGTGGAATACGAATTGTATCTCTACCATACTGTAAAATCTAAAGGAAAGTATGGCAGTTTCAACACGAGCACAGGTTATTACACGTCGCACCTATAACAGACCCATTTCAGACGACGGAAAACAATTTGAAACTTGGGCAGAAACCGTTGCCCGCGTTATTGACCACCAAGAGTGGTTGTGGCAACGAGCAGTTGGTCGTGACTTAAACGACCTAGAATATGGGGAGCTGTATGATCTTGAGCAACTAATGCTGGATCGTAAAGTCTCTATGAGTGGACGTACATTGTGGCTAGGCGGTACTAACGTAGCCAAGATGCGCGAAGCCAGTCAATTTAATTGCAGTTTTACTAACGTAGAAACTGTGTATGATGTAGTAGACGTGTTATGGCTGCTACTACAAGGTTGTGGCGTTGGATTTAAGCCGATTGTGGGTACACTAAACGGTTTTGCCAAGCCTATTAAAAATATCCGTGTTGTGCGTAGTGAACGTACTACAAAAGGCGGGTTGGAACACAATGTTGAAACTTGGGACAGTGAAACAAAGACTTGGGCTATTCAAGTTGGAGACAGTGCAGAAGCTTGGGCGAAGTCTATTGGCAAGTTGCTTGCGGGTAAGTATCCTGCTAATACTCTCGTACTTGATTTTAGCCAGTTACGCCCTGCTGGTGAAAGGTTAAAAGGCTATGGTTGGATTAGTTCTGGTGATAGCGCGATTAGCACTGCTTATGTTGCTATTGCCAATATTCTTAATGGTCGTGCTGACAGTTTACTTACTAGGATGGATATACTTGACATTGTTAACCATCTGGGTACTATTCTCAGTTCCCGCCGAAGCGCTGAGATCGCTCTTTTTGACTATGGTCAACCGGAGTGGAAGGAATTTGCAGTAGCCAAAAAAGACTGGTGGTTGTATAACAATGCTCACCGCACGCAGTCAAACAACTCACTAGTGTTCAAGGAAAAGCCACTTTACGAAGATCTAAAGTATATTTTCCAGTTAATGCAAGAAGCAGGTGGTAGTGAGCCGGGCTTTATCAACGAAGTTGAAGCTCTGCGTCGCGCACCGTGGTTTAAGGGCGCTAACCCTTGTGTAGAGATTTTGCTGGGCAACAAGTCATTCTGTAACTTAACTGAAACCGACATTGCCAAGTTCCGCGGCGACAATGCTGGACTACACGAAGCTATCCGACTGGCTGCTCGTGCCAACTATCGTCAAACTTGCGTTAACCTGCAAGACGGTATCCTGCAAGAGTCGTGGCACTTAAACAACTACTTTATGCGACTGTGTGGAGTAGGCTTGACTGGTATTGCAATGCGTCCTGACCTTAATGGTTACGATTACGAATACCTAAAGCGTACTGCTACTAGTGCTGCCATTGGTATGGCCGATGAACTTGGTTTACCACGTCCTAAAAACGTTACTTGCGTAAAGCCGTCTGGTACCTTATCCAAGATCATGGATACTACAGAAGGCGTACACAAGCCGCTAGGCAAGTACATTTTCAATAACGTGCAGTTTAGCAAGCACGATCCTATTGTTGAAGTGTTGCGTGCTGCTAATTACCGAGTGTTTAACCACCCCACTGACGACAGCGGCGTGCTTATCACTTTCCCGGTGAAGTGGGACGGAGTACCGTTTGACATTGTAGACGGCAAGGAAGTTAACTTGGAAAGCGCAATTGACCAGCTCGAACGCTACAAGTTGATTCAAACCAGCTGGAACCAGCAAAACACATCAGTTACCATTAGCTACAGCCCTGAAGAAGTGCCCGGCATTATTGACTGGTTGCTAGACAACTGGGACTGCTATGTTGGTGTGAGCTTTATCTACCGTACTGATCCTAGCAAAACTGCTAAGGATTTAGGCTACTTATACCTGCCACAAGAAGTTGTAGATGAACACACCTACACTACTTATGTGCAAGACCTGCTGCCAGTTAACCTAGAAAACGCAAATAGTTTTGATGAAATCATGGGCGAAGAGTGTGCAACGGGGGCTTGCCCGATAAGGTGACAATAAAAATTTTGCACTTGTATATCATATGCTATCGTAGTATAATAAACTATACTATCGGACAGGACATAAAATATGCCGTGCGGAATTTATTTATTGAAGTTTTGTGATAATTCCTTTTATATAGGGCAATCAAGAAATATACAAAGAAGGTATAAGGAACATTGTATTGCCCTATTAAAAGGAGCCCATAAAAATCATAAAATGCTTGATGTTTTTAATAAATATCAAGCATTACCTAAGTTAGAAATACTTTGTGAGTGCAAAGAAAACGAACTAAATAGGTATGAAATAGAGGCTTTTGATATATTCAACCCATGTGTAGAAGGATTAAATCTGTCTCCTCCAGCAGGAGAATTTCCAATACTACAAGGACAAGAAAATGGGTATTCAAAATACTCAAATGAATTTATTATTGGACTTGTAAAATTTTTAATACAATATCCAGATAAGCCTTTAAAACTTTTAGCGGCAGAATATGGAATTCATTATTCTACTGCTAAAAATATTAGTAATGGTACTAGTCACACCTGGTTACTAGAGCATATTCCGATTGAATATACTAAGCTTATTTCGCTGAAAGGCAGTAGGGTAATAAATACTGTCGGAAATAAAGGAAAAACCTATACAGTAGTATCTCCAGAAGGTATAGAACATATAGTGACAAGTATAACGGATTTTGCAAATAAAAATAACTTAAACAGAGGGGCTTTAGGTCAAGTCCTTAATAAAAAAGCAAAACAACATAAGGGCTGGACATTAAAGACCGGTCTTTGAACTTTTTAAAATCATGCAAGAAATTAAATTTACACTTACCATTGACGAAGCTAACATGATCTTGAATGCAATTCAAGAACTGCCCGCTAAACTAGCTAACCCTCTTACGCAAAAGCTACAAGCTCAAGCCAAAGAGCAGCTAGAACCGGCGGAACCAGCTGCTGAGTAAATAAAAAAGCCCCTAACTATTGCTAGTTAGGGGCTTTTTGTTTTTAGGCTGGCGTATCTTCGTCGCTGTCTTCGTTGTCGATTTCAGAAGGATCAGTTTCACTTTCGTCGTCTTCCATGCTTAGTTCGTGAAATACCATTACTAGTATATCGCGATATGGTTGGTCTACTAAGTGTAGATCCATTAAGTACACGTCTAGGTGATTGTTACGTAGTAGTTGTGCATGGTACATAAACTGACCAAATGCATCTAATTCTTCGCTAATGTTTTCATTAGCATAGTCCTCTAGCATTTGTGCAGCTGCCATAAGCATCATGTGCGGAATCTGCTGCTTGGTGATATTTACTAGGCGTAGTGCTTTGCCTTCGCGTTCACGCATGATCTGATTGCGCTTTGCGCGGCTCCACGAATAGCCGCCGTCACCGCCCCACAAGTCCCAAGCAACGCGACCCTTAGATGGGTAGCCCTCTTGTCCTGCGTAAAATCCGGTAGCTTGCTTGTCTGGTTCGTGACGAGAGAAAAAGCTGTACATTCGTAGTACCGTGCTAGCCGATAGTGGGTCACGGTCTTTTAGCTGATTTGCTCGTGCCAACCCTACTAGTGTACCACCAGGCTTGCCTTCGTCTTTCCATTTTAGTGCCCGTTTGGCCGCACTAGCCATACCGCTAGTGGGTTTATAAGTTTTTGCCATATTAATCCTCGTCCTTTTCTTCGGGAGTTACAAACAATACATTTGCATTGTCTGGATCCTCCCAAGGAGCTTCCCAGTCGTCGCAAGTACGTAAAGCACTGCAGGTTATTGCCCAACGGGTACATACAGCACTAGGCATACCGTCGATATCGGCCCATTTTGGTGTAACTGGTAAGGCGCTGGCTTTTAGTTGAGCGCCTGGAGCAGTGGGCAAAGCTTGCATTATTTCCTTACTATTATCGTAATGCGCGCAGTTCATGCACAGCCTCGTTCTGGCTTCCCCTTCGGTTACCTGCCACTTATCCATTTTAGCTTGCCAGTATGCGGTACTAGGCTCTCGAGGGTCAGCAGGGCCCAATTTAGCGTATAAAATACAATTTAGGTGATTTGCTAAGTTAATTTCTGGGTACGCTAACGGTACTGCTATAAGATCTTTCATATTAATCCTTGTATGCCATAATAATTTGTTTACACATCTTGCTGCGTACAATATCCGAGTCTAGGAATCTAACAACAGAGATGCCTTCTAAACCTTCTAGCCTGTGTACAGCATCTTTTAAACCGCTATCGGGAATGTCGGTTTGATCGGGGTCTCCACTAAGAATAACTTTACAGTTTTTACCAATACGCGACAGCAACATCTTAAACTCTGTTTTTGTCATGTTTTGGACTTCATCTACTAGGATAATTGCATTGTCAAAACTACTGCCACGCATAAAACCTAGCGGTTTAGGTTCTATATCCTTGCTTTTTAGTGCGTACTCGTAAAAGCCTTTACCTAGTGTGCGCTGAAACACGCTGTCAAACGGGTCTAGGTAAGGAGCATATTTTTCATCTAGCTCGCCTGGCAAGAAGCCTAAACCTCTGCCTGTTTCTACGTTAGGGCGTGTTAAGATGATTTTTTGAATACGACGGTGGAATAGTTCGCCTGCGGCATAGCTAGCGGCAACGTATGTCTTGCCTGTACCTGCACTGCCAATGCCAAAAACAACATCGCTTGTCTTAATTGCTTCCAAGTATTCGCCTTGGATAAAATTAAGTGGTTTTACGTCACGAAAACCATATTCGATTGGATTAGGTTGTGTTTGCTGTTTGCGAGCTTTCTTTCCCGATGAACTTGCCATAAAGGTTCCTGGTTAATTTAAGAAATTGAGAACTGCTAGGAACATGATGCTGGCTGCTATGCAAAGCATGCCTGCACCGGTTGCAGTTTCACGAGCTTTTTTGTAGACTACTTTTAAATCTACGTAGCTAAAAAGTAATTCTTTAACGCTGATTAAAACGCCTGCAGCCAACAGTAATTTGTATGGCATGGTTAATGCTGCAGGGTATAGTAATGAGATAAAAGTTGCTAGTGCTATTCCCAGCACTAGCAACAGTTTAATTATTGTAAACTTCATTTCTTGTCTGGTACCTTTGTACCTTCAAGCTTTTTATGAACTTTTACTGTTTTGCAAACTTCTTTGGTTTTGCCAGTTTTCGCATCCTTTTGCTCTACACAAACCTTTTTGGTTTCAGGTTCAGCAAACGCAGTGGT